TAAAATCATTCTTGGAGAACAGGTATCTAAATCCGTAGGGATGTGTCAATATGCCTTTAGGAATCTCCATGTCGGATATAGTTATGAGGATGCGGAAATCATCACCTACCCCAACAATGTATCCGGGACGGTGGAACGGCTTATCAGCAACACAAATCCGTATTTAATGGTGTTTGAGGGCCACGGGATAGAGGACAAGACTAACACGGAGGGAACGGCAAACGATATGGATGCAACCACCGACAGGCTGCGTACAGTTTTCGACTATATGCGAGGTAAGGGATATGTTCCTGTCAGTTGGAAACAGGTCAAGGATTGGAGGCTGAACGGTGCCAAACTTCCGAAACGATGCTACACCTTGATGTTCGATGACTTCCGAATTGAGAATTATATGGATATGAAACTCCGTGAGCCGTTTGTCCAATTTGGTGTCAAACCGGGTCTTGCTATCATCACAGGGCAAAACGGGCAGACAAGAAGCCGGAGCGAGGAGGTAACAATTGACGGGCAGACTTGGACACTCGGTGAATGCTTTGACGCCATCATTAAGGGCGAGTGGTATCCTTGTTCCCATACAAAGAGCCATACAACATTGAACACGGTGTCCTATGGCGAGTTCTTGGATTTCGTGAAAGATTGTTCGTATTCTTGCGATAAACTCGGAATCTATGATGATATCCTTGTGTATCCGGAGGGCAAGTACAACACAGGACAAATCGAGTTGATGTCCTGCAAGGGTGGTATGGCTCTTGGTGTACAGGTAGCAATCAACGGCTATAATTGCATCCTCCGAAACCGTTTCCTGATTCTCCGTAACGAAATCGGGCAGAGGAAGGCTCTTGCCGATGTATTGGCACAGATAGTATAACCCATCTACTTTCGGCCCTAATTGACTGAATTAGGAGTAACAAAAAAGGGGTGCCAGGATCACCCGACACCCCTTTCAAAACAAGTTCATTGACATTCTTGAGAACCCCTATTCGTCGCGGACATAGGCGTCGAAACACTTGAGGTTGGAGTGGCCGGAGCATCGCTTTAGCGCATGTATGTTATGGCCGCGGAGGACGCCGATTGTAATGGCGGTACGCCTGGCGGTATGGCTCGAAATCATCCTCCATTTCGGGATTTCGCTCACGACGAGCCTCCCGTCGATGCGTTCCTCGACACGCACCGGCTCCGTGAAGCCGACGTCGCGCATCAGCAGATGCAGATATCGGTTGTAGTTCCCGATGGTCGAGGTGAACGGGGCGCTGTACCCGTACCGCTCAAGGATGCGGTAGGTGGTCTTCGCGTCTATGGCGTACTTGTCGATGTTCACCACGGCCACGGCGCCGGTCTTCTGCTGGACAATCCTGAAGATGTTCCGCTCGAAACATTCCGGGGAGATCCGAACCATGTCGCTGAACCTCTGGTATAAGTTGCACGACAGGACGAAATGGTCGCGTACACGGCGCATGGTGTCGCGGAAGTCCTTCCGCCGCCTTGCGTAGAAGCGGTCAACGTCGAAGTAGGCGATGCGGGAAACGTCGTCCGCGGACAGCGCTATCTCCTTCGGGTCGCTTTTCGGCGGAATCACCTCGCAGTAGGTGGGTGACACGGGAGCATTGTATTTCGACGCCCAGGAGAGAACGGCCTTCAGCCGGTGTATCATCGTGCCGATTGACGAGTTCTTCAATCCCCTGGACTGACAGAACGATATGAAGTAACCCCAGAATATGTCCGTTACCTGTATCGGACGGAGCGTCACGCGGTATTCGGATTCGAGGGCGCGTAGGTTGTAGAGCAGGCTCCCGATGTACTGACCGTATCTCGGATGCCTCCTTGATTTGGCTTTCACGCAAGCAAGCACCACCTCTATGAGGGAGCATTCCTTCAGGTCGATGATGAACGGGTTGCGAAGGGAGTTTTCAAGATAGTTTTTGAAATCGGCCATGTTCCCGCTTTGGGGAGAGGCCGGACAAGATAATGCTTGCATTTTAAGACAAAACTTTATAAACAAAAAAATATGCAACGCGTTTTGCAAAGCGTATGGCTCAAGCAGCTGGACATTGTGCAGAGTCCCGGCGGATGGTTCGCCGGCCTCGGCCTTTTCGTAGTGGACGCATTGACGGGTGGTAAACTCGTCATCTACACGGTGGTGATAGCGTCCATCATCGACCTCATCTGCGGAATCGCAGTAAGCCAGAAGAAGAAGCAGTTCACGCTGTCGGAACTGATGCGGAACACGGTGGAGAAACTCGCCGTGTACGGCGCCGTCCTTCTCGCTTTCCTCTGCCTTGACAAGGTCCTCTCCGTCGAGACGACGCTGGACATAGCCATCACGTCCGGCCTCGTCGGTGCGGTCATCACCATGTCGGAGGCGTGGTCCTTCTCCGCGTCGCTCCTGATTCTCTTCCCGAAGAACTCCTTCCTCCGGCTGATGCAGAAGGCGCTCACGGGCGAGATAGCGAAGAAACTCGGGTGTGAGCCGGAGGAGGTCGAGGCCATCCTCAAGACCTACCGCGACAAGAAAGTTCAGCCCCGCAACGAGAGGGGGCAGTTCGTCAGCAAAAAGAAATGACCTATGGCCGATTTCAAGTATTTCACCCTCAAGGAACTCTGCGCCTCGGACGTGGCCACGAAGAAGAAGATTGACAACTTCCCTTCGTGGGCGGTCGTGCAGCATTTGTCCGAGCTGACGGAGAAGATTCTCGAACCCCTGCGTATTGCGTGGGGGAGTTCCATCAACGTCACGTCCGGGTATCGGTGCGACGCGCTGAACAAGGCGGTCGGCGGTGTCGCTACCTCGGCGCACAAGCAGGGCTACGCCGCAGACCTCCAGCCGGGAAACGGGAAGATCGACGCCTTCGGCAAGTTCGTCAAGGAGTGGCTGACCAAGAACCGCATCAAGTTCGACCAGTGCCTGTGGGAGCAGAGCGGAAAGACAAAGTGGGTCCACATTTCTCTCTATTCGTCCACCGGCTCGCAGAGGTGCGAGACCAAGAACCTCGTCGTGAAATGAAAAAGTTCCTGAACATCGTCCTTTGGATATGGCAGTTCCCGCAGAATCTGCTGGGGTTGTTCTTCATCCTTTTCCTCAAGCCGGAGTTCCACATCGACTTCCGCACCTCCCGCATATACTACTCCACGGAAATGCGGGGCGGTATATCCCTCGGCCACTACATCTTCCTTAACGACAGGTATTGGGAGAAGAGCGGGGATTCCGAACTCCACGAATACGGACACGGCTTGCAGTCGATCTACCTCGGGCCTCTCTATCTTTTCGTGATAGGGATTCCGTCAATCCTCTGGGCGGCGTGGTGGAACGAGGATAGGGGAGTGTCCTACTATTCGTTCTACACCGAGCGTCTTGCCGACCGCCTGGGCGGAGTAAACCGATGCGAATAATATGAAACGGATCGTCCTCATACTCGCAGTCATCGTCCTTTCGCTGACGGGGTGTTCCAAAAGAATCATCGAGAAGGTCGTGTACCAGCACGACACGACGGTCGTGAATCGCAGGGACTCCCTCTATTTCCGCGACTCCATCTATGTCAAGGAATATGTCAAGGGGGACACGGTGTTCGTAGAGAAATACAAGGACCGCTATCTCTATCGGGACCGATGGCGCGACAGCGTCACCGTCAGGGTAGATTCCGTGGCCGTGGAGCGCATCAAGGAGGTCAAGGTAGAGAAACCCTTATCTTTTTGGCAGAGGCTCAAAATCGGCTCTTTCTGGTGGCTTTTCATAGGGCTTGCCGGATGCCTCGCGTGGATATTCCGAAAGCCCCTGCTCGCATTGATACGGAAATTCATTTGACGCTTTTTCGTCCGGCCCCCGGGATTGTGCCGGAAGCATGAACGGGAAGGGCGAAAAAATCCCGCCATCCTTTTGAGGGTGACGGGGTTTTTCATAGAAGTTCGTTGAATCGGTTGAACATTTCGTTCTCGGTCTTGTACGCGCCGGGGACGGACAGCGCGTTCTCCTTCCTCTCGACGAGGTGTATGACGGACGAGTGGTCTCGTCCCATCATCCGGCCTATGTCTGTGTAGGAATAACCTTCCTTGTGGAGCCGGTATGCCACGAAGGAACGGACGGTGGTGGTCATGGCGTCACGGCCCGGATTCAGCTTGACCCCGACGGCTTTCTCTGCGGCGTCGAGGACTTCGTCGTATCTCTCCGCTATCGGGGCGATGCAGTCGTACCTGTCCCGCAGACTGCGTAGCGTGTCCTTGCAGTTCTCTTCCGATACGGATTCGCCGAACATGCGCGAGTGTTCCTCGTTCACCATGAGGGCCTCGGTGAATATCTCCTGCACCTCGTCCCAGGTGAGTAGTGTCAGTACGCTCTGCTTCATTTCTTGCCCTCCCGTTCCTTCTTGAGGTGCTCCTTCGCCTGACGGAGTTCCGCCCACTGCATCTTGAGGGTTTCCTCCTCGGCGGCTATTCTATTCGCACGTTCGTCGAGGTCTGCGGAAATCTTCTCCAGTTCCTTCTCCTTGTCATCAAGGGTTTCGGAGCGGAAGGTGTTACGGAAAGACATTGCCACCGCATAGGCGGCGAGGATTGCTGCGATTACGAGTGCTATTGATTCCCACATAGTTAAATTAGTTTAAAATGTTCTTCTTTGAGTATCTTCTGCGTACCGTTGTCGAGGTTGATGACATACGATCCGTTGTCGAATTTTTGGTCTATGGTGCCGTCTCCGTAGTTGGCGGTGTGCACCCGGTCGCCGGGGCCGGGAATCCAGACGTGGTGCATCTGGAACCGGGAGATGTACTTCTCCGGGAAGATGCCGTTCTCCGGCAGGCCCCGGAGGAAACGGAATATCTGCTGGTAGCCTCCCTCGCAATGTGCCCGGTCGATGTAGAGCATCGCAAAGCGGATCAGCTCGTTCGCATCCGCAATGATGTTGGTGTAGGCGCGGGAATCCTCGTGAACCGCCTCCCAGCAGGAGGTGTCGAGGCCGAATTTCTCCATCCAATACCTTGCCTGGTCTACGCACCTTGCGTAGTTCTTGATGTACTGTTTCTTCTCCCGGTGGAATCGGTCGCCCGTTGCCCGAAGCTGTTGATCTATGTCCTCCACGAGAATCGTCGATGCCTGGAGGAAGAGGTGCAGGACGTTTACCGCCCAGCCGAGCGGTGTCTGGTTAAGGTCGTTCATATCAGTCATCTATTAAGTCAAGGAAAGCACAAGCCATCCCCTCGAAATCAAATTGCACGTCAAGGTTGTTTCGTTGCCGATAGATGCCCGTTTCCTCCAGCACGGCATGAGCGAGCGCTGCGGCCTGCTTGAGCACGTCATCTATATCAAGTCCGTCAAGCGAAACAATCGCCGATGCAGTGGTCTTTATCGTAAGGTGTTTCATGATCAGTTCTCGTTAAGTTCTTTGAGCCTCTCCACCGTCATCTTCGGATGGTAGTCCGCAAGGGCCTCCAGGAATTTCGCCTTTGACTTATAGACTTTCTTCCCTATCCTCCAGTGGCGGTAGGTTCTGCCATAGTTAAACTCGCTCGTCTTGGTAGTGTGATCGCAGAAACCGAGCATCCCATCCTCGCTGGTATAGGTGCAACAATGCTCGTTGGTCATCGCAAGGTGGGCCGCCATGCGGAACTTGACCTTTGCAAACTCCTGCTCCGTCATTTCGCCTCCTCCTGTTTTTCCTTGTCGGCAAGACCGAGTTGGTAAGCGGAGGCTATCTTTTCGGAGAGGCCCTTCTCATCCTGCTCCTTCTGCCATTTCGCTCCGGCGAGAACCCCCTCGATAAAAACATCCCTAACGGCTGACCACGAATATTTAGCGGGTTTGAAATCTGGCTTTTTAACAAATCCGTGTTCCTCTGCGAGTGTATCTGCCACATCCTCCAACCCCTCACAGACCTCCAGCTTGCTCTGCTGAATTGGCAGTTGCTTGAGCCTCGACATAAACCATATCGTGGCCCTTTTCAAGATTACACTATCCCCGCAGTTCGCTTGAAGGAAGGCAGAAATGTAAGAGCCGTTTTTGATGTCCTCCTCTGTCCATTCCGTTTGCTTGCTCTGCCTGCCGAGTTCGTAGAATCTACGGCAGATGGATTCGATGTTTACAGGATATTCACCCCTCTCTGACCTCTGCTGATATTCAAGTTCGGTTTCCTTGATTTCCATTTCCGCATCCTCGCAGACGGGTTGCTCCTTGCTCTGCTGACCAAGGGCGTAGAAATGGCGTGCGATGGTTTCCGTGTCCCGTGCATCGTTCACTCCCATAAATTCGATGGACGCAAGTTCCTTGCGAATGTCAATCTTCACGGGTTGCGGATTCATCGGCTTTTCCTCTTTTTCAAGGTCGGAGAGGAAGGAAAGTAGGGTATCGAATTTCTCCCTCACCTTTTCGACGGGAATTTTCACTTCTTCCCCGCATATTTTGCGAATCCTCGGTTTCAGCCGATTCACCTTGGCTCTAATCTTTTCGATGATGGTGTTCATAGTGATTCGATGTGTTTGGAAATTCGTAATGCAAACATTTGAATTTCGTTGTCCCTTTCAATGTCTCCGGAAACGAAGGTCATTGTCTTTTCGTATAAGCCTTTCGCCCACTCCAAGAGGGCATCCTTGCGGATGTAGATGACATCATCTTCGTAGTATTGTCTTTCAAGCGGAATATTATTTATCATATCCTGCTCAATGTAAATCTTGTCTGGTGCTTGCATGGCTATAACTTTTTGAGTTCTACATAGAGTTCAGCTAGGATTTTCGCACTTTCTGGATAATCACCGGCTCTCATCAAGCCTTCTGCATTAAGCAACACAGCCATCTGATCCTCGCTGGGTTTCCAAGAAGGACGGAGGTCACATACCCAAGCAATACACTCATCTATGTCCTTGTAGAATGCAGCCATGCATTTTTCTTTTGAGGACTTGAGAAGTGCAACCATCTGTCGTATTTTTCTTTCATCCTCCTCGCTCCACTCTACGGGCTTGATCTTCGCCATACATTCCTGGGCGGTCTCCTTGATGATAGTTACAGGCACATTCTCCACGCCAGCGAAAAGGAACCCACGATGGATCGCCCGTTCAAAGTCGGTCAGTCCAGAGTAGTCCTGCTTCTCTACGGGCTTCTGCTCTTCGGTCAAATACAGGTAATCAGATAATGTGATTGAGCCGTTTTGAAATAATTGGCGAAGGATTTCCTCTCTTGACATGACGGGCTTCTGCTCTTGCTGCTCATCAAAGTACTGCTTCATCCAGTTTTCGTTAAGTCTCTTTGTACTTTCGTCAACATCTGGCTTCTGCTCTTTCTGCTTTTCGAGGTAGTCCCACACTTGGGTATAGGTAAGATTGCGTGATTCCAATAAATCACGAATCTCGTTGTTGTCAAGATGGAGAACATCATCAATCGTCCTCATTATCCTCTCGTCCTCGCTCTCTCGGAGTTCGGGGATAAGGTCGGTAATCAGTTGGCTGGCATTGTTCTCCTTGCCGTACATTACCTCACCAGCCGAAAGCATAGTCTTTGCCCTCTCTATAATTTCATCGTAGGCTTTCGCTTTTTCTTCTATGGTCTTCATAACTCTCCTTTCTTTGCGTTATTGAATCCGGCTTCGTAGGCTATATCGAGCCACTTCTCGATCCATTCCCGCATCTGGATGATGAAGTCATCCTTGCAGACCGCCTCGTAGGATATGGGGCCTATCGCGTGGCTCTTGTTGTAGTTGTGTACTTCTTCAGGTGTCATGGTTGTATTTCTTTTCGTAATGTTCCTCCATCGCAATATCCTCCGCCTCGTTGTATAACTCATCAAAATGCTCCTTCGCGTGCTGGTAGTCCGCCTCGGAGTCGAAGTCACGCCTGCGCGGTGCAAGCGGGAAACGGTGTAGGTTGATGCTCATTTCACTTTTTGGTTTTGATATACAAGAGTGGTCTCTCTTCGTATTCGTCCTGCCAGGAACGTCCGTCCCAGTAGTCCTTGTTGAAGAACAGCGCCTTGATGAACTCGAAGTGTTCCGGCACGTCGAGGTAGAGCCTATCCACCCGATGCCCTTCGGATCGCAGACGCCGCAGATAGTCCACGGCCTTCCTCGCCTCGTACTTGCGGCAGGAAGAGAAGACCCAGGTGTCGCTGGCGGTCTTGTAGTAGTAGATGTTTCCCATGTTAGAACTCCGGTAAGTCTTCAAATTCGTCTATCGTAGCCTGGACGGGTTCCTCCTTCCAGCCGTACACTATGTTCTCCGCGACCTCGTTCTTGATTCGGCGGGTCTCCTTCTCGTAGTAGAGGCCGATGAGGTAGTCAACCACGCCTAGCGCCCGGTTCTTCACCACCTCGAGGACTATGTCGTACTCCATCAGTTCCTGCACCTTCTCCTCTCCGAAGAAGTCCTTCGCCCTGCGGATGAAGTCGTTGCCGACGCGGTGGGATATGATGAGGTTGTCGCAGAGGTTGGTGAGGTCGGCAGTTCCGGATATGGACTCCTTCCGAAGGAGCTGGAAGGACTGCTCCTTCCTCGGGTGGCAGACGAGGATGACGTGTATGTTCTTCCTCTTCGCGTACTCCTTTATCTCGTTGATGTACTGCGACTGCCTCTCGTTCTTGTCACCCTCGAACGAGTCGAGGTTGAGCGTCATCAGGTTGTCCACCATCACGAGCTGCACACCGTTCTTGTCCACGCAGTCCCGTATGTCGGGGAACACCTGCGACCACCTCGAGCCGTAGTCGTTGTTGTAGAGGAAGAGTTTCCCCGCCAGCCACTCGTTGACCTTCTCGGATATGTTCCTCGGCGCGTAGTACACGTTGTCGTAGCCGGCCTTCTGCTGGACGAACCCCTTTCCCGCCGCCATCTGGTCTATCCATCCCTGGAAGCGGAATCCCTGCAACTCGCCGGAGAAGATGGCCACCTTGTACCCCCTCTGCACCGCGTTGAGCGCGAAGAAGTCGAGGAACGTGGTCTTGCCAGAGCCGGAAAGGCCGGAGAAAATCGTCACGTCCCCGAGCGTCCATCCCATTATCTTTCGGTCAAGTCTCTCCACCCCCGACGGGATGCTGACGAGCCGTGACGGGTCGATCCATTCGATATCCTCCATTGAAAGCCATTTCTTTCCCCTCTCGTCCTCTTTCACCGGCTCGATGACCCTCGGGTCCACCGTGCCGTAGTAAGTGCGTCTACGGGCGTATTCCTCGCGTTCCTGGCGGTCATACGCTCGGGGGTCGTAGTGCAGGCGGAAGTCGCGCCATGTGAAATGCTGGCAGGAGTTGTGGAAGCACTTGAACGAGAAGGCCCCGTTGTCGAGCCGGAGGATGGCGGCGTCCTTGTGGTTCTCGTCGAACGGGCACTTCTCGAGGATGAGTTTCTCGCCTCCCTGGAACCGGCTGCGCTTGACGACCTTGATGTGGTGTTCGGCGATGAAGCCGTCAATGTCGAAGGTCTCCCTCGAATACCCGTTGTACTTGGACGGCGGTTCCACCTTCGGGAGCTGGTCGGCCACCTTCCTGATGTATGCGGCGTCGGTCTCTCGGTACTCGTCAGGCACGTCGATGAAGCAGGACATCCTCTGCGGTCGCTCCGGCGTGTCCGTCCCCTTGTTCGACCTCGTGCCTATCAGTTTAGATATGCGGGATGCGTTGAACACGGAGGTGTCCACGTCCACGAACTCGTTCGAGAAGAACATGTCCAGCACGGCGAGGAAGTCCTTGACGAGTTTCGTGTTCTCGTCGGAGTTGGCGAGGTCCACCTTGTAGAGAAGGTGGTATCCGTTCCCGCTGAATGCCACGACCGGCTTCTCGAATCCCTGGTCGCGGAGGTACTTG